CTCCTATAGCGTCGGCTTTGTCTGCCGCGGACCCCTACGCGCAGGCTTTTGTTAAAAGATTTGGCTCCGAGGCCCTCGGCTCACGGTTCTTTCCTCCTGCGCCAGAAGATTTAGAGGCGTACCGTGATTTGGGTCGGTTGACTGGCGGAATTACGGGTGCCGGTGAATTGATCACGGCCCGCGGCGCTAAAGCTGTTTCAAGCGGCATACAGGACTTTATGCAGTATTTACCAAACGTGCGCCCACAGGCGGTAACCCCCGATGGTCGGCTAATACCCGTACCGGACGATGGATTACCAGACACCTCTGTAACGGAAATGTTGGCGTCTGCGGACACTCCGGGAATAAACCCACAATGGGTAAGGGGAATAAAGTACAAGGAGTCCGAAGCTCAGAAGCGTTTGGAAGATGGCGAGGACCCCCGCAAGGTGTTTGAAGAGACAGGGTTTATGCGGATTAATGTGGATGCGCGGCCCGGTCGCGGACCGGATTTTATGGATTCAGACGACTCTCCGTTAGAAACCAAGATGGTTTTTGATATCCCGGATAATTTAAGTCAGATCAAGATAAGTAACATTTTGCCGGAGTCGGTCGAAACCAAGGTGTCGGCAGGGAAGTCTGGCGCGGAGGTTATGGACTCTTTTGAAAACTTGAAAGACCCAAAAAACTTTTTTGTTGAGCGGGGACACCGGGGCGGTAAATACGGAAGAAGCGTACAGTTTAAGTTAAAAGAGGTGATGGGTGAGGATCATCCACTTTTTGACGTATTCCCAGATTTAAAGGATGACATAGATGTCAGAATTATCGAAAAGCCTTCAAAAGGGTCTGGCGGCCACTGGGATGATAGCACCAACACGATTGCTATTGGAGCGGAGTATTTAGGGAATGACCGGTACACGTCCACCTTGATGGTGCATGAAATAGCTCATGTGTTACAGACAAGAGGGGATTTGCCTAGAGGCAGTTCTCCGTTTTTGGTTAAAGAAAGCGTGTCTGGCAAATTGTTTGACAACTTTGCTTTATTTCAGACAACGGAAGCTTTGGCGGAGCGGGGGAACCGGGATTTTAATCCATATGAGTTTTTTAATGAGTTACGCCCTAAAGGGGAAGCAAAGAACGTAGAAAGCTTGGTCAACCAAGCTCGCTTAAACGTGAAAAACGCAAACCCGGATGCGCCGGATAACTTAGCTAGGATGTGGCCCGGTAATACAAATAGCACCGCCCGTATTAATTTGGACGAAATGCCGTACAGAGATGAGGTACTGGCGGAGATGTATCGCCTCATCGGAGAAAAAGAAGCCAAAGCGTTTAAAGAAGCGGAGGCGTATCAGGCCCTTGGTATTGACATATACAGAGAAAAGGACGCGGCAGGGTCTTTAAAACAGGGCCCGTCTGCTATGGGCAATTACATGAAAACGCGAGGCGAGTTTATGGCTCGTCTGCAAGAAGGGTATGCTTTGGCAACAGAGGGTATGCCGGTAAGTGAGCGCCGCAAGTTGTTTCCTATGGATGTAGCTATCAAAGGGGCTCGTGCAACGGAAGCGGCTCCGGGAGGAGATACAGGGGCGGCGCTTGAGTATGTAAAAGAGATACAACCCGGAACTGGAGTTATGAGCGGGACCAAAAAAATGGACTACCCTGCTTATCTTGCTGAGATACGAGAGAAAGAGGCGTTGATTGCCTCTAACCCGAAGTTCCCGCTGAAGACCCGGTTTGGCACATTTAATGATATGGAGGAGTTAAAATATTCCTTAGAGTTCGCTAAAGAAGGGGAGGCGTCAGTTATAATCCCCAAAGGCAGGCCGGGGATAAACGTAGGCACTGTACCGCCGTCCGAGATGGGCTTAGTGGATGTAGAGGGTCTGATTAACGTAGACAAGATACCAGATAACTTGAAAAATAAGATAGAGTACCCGCAAAAAGGACCCGGTGTAGTTAAGAAAAAAGAAGGCGGCGTAATAACTTTGGCCGACGTAGCGCGGAACATGAACCGCGGTCCGCGGGGCGTAGCCGCTCTTGCACCAATAGCTAGGAATATGAACCGGCCTATGGTAAGTTAGGCCTAGAGGAGATAAGAGATGGCACGTAAACCAATTGGCGGTTTGATGGACAAAAATGTTCCTTCGCAGCTTGATCCGGAGGATTTAGCGGCGGAAGTAGAGCTTGAGGTTCCGGGCAGCATGGACAACGTCGTGTCTTTTGAGGGCATGGCTGAAGGCATGGACATTGAGATTTCTCCGGAGGACGACGGTGGTGTAACCATTGATTTTGATCCGGAAGATCAGCGCGGCATGAACGACGATTTTTATACCAACTTAGCGGAAGAGATGCCGGACCGTGAGCTTGACCGCATTGCCGGTGAGTTATTGGGTGAGTTTGACGCTAACAAGGCAGGAAGGCAGGATTGGGAAGATGCTTATGCAAACGGTCTTGAACTGCTTGGGTTCAACTACGAGGAGAGGACCCAGCCATTTAGAGGGGCTTCTGGGGTTACGCACCCGTTGCTTGCCGAGGCGGCTACGCAGTTTCAGGCGCAGGCGTTCAATGAGTTGTTGCCAGCCAGCGGCCCCGTGCGAACTGCTATTATGGGAAGCGAAACAAGAGAAAAGCAGCAGCAGTCGCAACGCGTAAGACATTTTATGAATTATTACGTCACTAACGTGATGGAAGATTACACGCCGGACATGGATCAGATGCTGTTCTATTTACCGCTGGCGGGTAGTACCTTTAAGAAGGTTTATTACGACGAGACCTTGGGCCGTGCGGTAAGTAAGTTTATACCGGCGGAAAACTTGGTTGTACCGTATGAGACTTCTGATTTGGACACATGTCCAAACATAACCCAGTCTATTCGGATGTCTTTAAACGATTTGCGGAAAAAGCAGGTCGCGGGCTTTTATTTGGATGTTCCGGTCATTCCGGCGCAGGCTGAGATGGACTCTGTCTCAGACGAGCTAGACCGGATAGACGGTACGTCATCTACGCAGATTGATTACGACTGCACCATTTTGGAGTGTCATGTTGATCTGGATTTGGAAGGGTATGAAGAACTTGACGAGGACGGCGAACCTACCGGTATTAAAATACCATATGTTGTCACAATCAGTCAGGATAACGGGCAAGTCTTGTCTATTCGCCGGAATTACCGCGAGGATGACGAGTTAAAGCGCAAAATCCAGTATTTTGTGCATTATAAGTTCCTTCCGGGCTTTGGTTTCTATGGTTTAGGCCTCATTCATACTATTGGCGGTTTGTCACGAACCGCCACGGCGGCACTGCGACAGTTAATTGATGCTGGTACGTTGTCCAATCTCCCAGCGGGTTTCAAGGCCCGTGGGCTACGTATCCGGGATGATGATGATCCGTTGCAGCCCGGTGAGTTCCGTGACGTGGACGCACCCGGAGGGGCTATTCGTGACAGCCTGATGCCGTTGCCATTTAAGGGTCCTGACCAGACGTTGTTTAATTTGTTAGGTTTTGTGGTTCAGGCGGGTCAGCGGTTTGCCACGATTACGGACATGAAGGTCGGGGACGGTAACCAGCAGGCGGCAGTAGGTACAACTATTGCGATGCTGGAGCAGGGCTCTCGGGTAATGAGCGCTGTGCATAAACGTATGCACTATGCCATGAAGCAAGAGTTCAGGATTTTGGCTCGGGTAATGAGCGAGAGCTTGCCGCAGGAGTATCCGTATTCTGTAGAGGGTGCGGACGCTACGGTAATGCGGTCTGATTTTGATGACCGCGTAGATATCATACCGGTATCTGATCCGAATGTATTTAGTCAGGCGCAGCGCATTGCTTTGGCTCAGACTAAGTTGCAGTTGGCGGGTGCGGCCCCTGAGTTGCACAACATGTACGAGGTGTATCGGGACATGTACGATGCGCTTGGTGTGCGGGACGTGGACCGTATTATGAAGCGCATTCCTGATGATGAGCCGACTCCGAAGGATCCGGCGCAGGAGAACATCGACGTAATGGACATGGTGCCGTTACACGCTTTTGAGGGTCAGGAGCACGAGGCGCACATTATGGCGCACATGGTCTTTGGCTCTACTCCTATGGTGGGAAGTATGCCGACTATGGCTATGGCCTTGCAGAAGCACATTATGGAGCACGTAAAGATTGCGGCGCGTGAGCGGGCAGCGGTGCAATTTATCCAGAGCAGGCAGGCCGCGGGCGGCGAGGCGGCCACTGAGGAAGAGATGTTGCAGATTGAAGGCTTGACGGCACAGTTTGTTGCGGAAGGTATGCAGATGGTCAAGCAGATGTCTGGTCAGATCTCTGGTGAGGGTCCTGATCCGCTGGTTCAGCTTAAAGAGCAGGAGCTTCAGATCAAGGCGCAGGCCGAGCAGGCGGATGCACAGAACGACCAAGCCAAGTTGCAGCTTGACGCACAGAACCAGCAGTTGCGGGCGGATCAGTTCCAGCAGCGGTTGGCGGCGCAAGAGCGGCAGACACAGGCACGTATTCAGTCTGCTATGGAGCGTGAATTACTTAAACTTGGCAGAGGAGGCCAGTAAATGAAAAGCGCAGTAAAAATCGTAACGAATAAGCCGGGTGCGGCACCCAAGGCAGTAGAATATGCTGATATCAAGGGTCAGGGCCGCATTCCTTATGGCAAGACCGCGGATGTAACGGTTCCAGTAAATATGGGTCGTGCAACGGCTCGTGGCATGGGCGCTGCCGTAAAGGGTGGCGGCTACAATAGTTGTAGCTAATGCCATTAACGCGGGGGTCAAGTCAGTCCACTATCAGCAAGAACATTAGTAAGCTGATGGACGAGGGCTACAAGCAGAAGCAGGCTATCGCTATTGCTTTGTCAGAGGCAGGTAAGTCAAAGAAGAAAAAACGGAAAAAGGCATAGTTTTTTAGCTTGGGGGCGAAATGATTGCGGAGACTTTAGCAGGAATAGCCCTGTTTAAAAGTGCTGTAGACGGCATAAAAGGAGCGATTGGCACGGCTAATGACGTGTCTGAAATCGCGAGCTATATAGACAAGCTTTTTGAAGGCGAAAAGCAGGTTCAAGAACGGCGCAATAAAAAAGCCTCCGCTGCCGGACTAGCCGATCAGTTTGGTGTAGAAACGGTCGCCTCCGAAATCATAGACGCTAAGCTAGCTAAAGAAAAAATGTATGAAATCAGCCAGTTAGTAGACTTACGGTTTGGCCCCGGCACTTGGAGATCAATTGTTGACGAAAGAGCTAGACGTATACAGGAGGCAAAAGAAATGGCGGCAGCGGCAAGAAAGAAAAAAATGCAGGAAGCAAAGGAATTTGAGGAAAACATGAAGCAGGTTGTGCTGGTATCAACCGTAGTAGTTTTAAGCTTGGTGTTTTTTGTCTTTTTATTTTCAATAATGCTATGACCCAGAAGAAGTTAGAAAACAACAGCCGTTATAATAAACACGATCTGGACGGTGACGGTATCGTAACAGACGCGGAACTGGCGCGAGAAAAAGAAATGATTGAAATAGAGCTTCGTGAGGAAAAAAGCGAAGCTCAAAAACGCATGGCTTGGATTGCTATGGGCAGCATGATTGTATTTAGCATCGTTCTTTTTTTACCGGTTGTATCGGACAATCGCGTTAAAGCTTTAGCCGACTTGCTGGGTCTTTTCTACATAGCGCAAGCTGGCGTGGTGGGCGCATACATGGGCACAACAGCGTGGATGAGTAGAAAATAATGGAGAAGTTACGTATACCGGTAGCTCTTGTTGTGGCAATGGTTCTGCAAATCTCCGGTGGCGTCTGGTGGGTTGGGCAGCAAGCTCAGACAATTTCACAGCTAGAAGAGACTGTGAAGGAAATGTCTAGTCGCATGGCGATTGAAGCAAATGTAAATATGAAACGCGATATTCAGCGCAATACTGAGTCTATTGA